TTTCAGGATCAAACATCATGTCGTTAACTTGATTAATTGCCGTAGTATCTATGGCTAAATCCCAGCTATACCATTGCTTGAACAAAGAGTTGTAAATCAAGATTCTGCTAGAGGTAGATTTTTTAAGAAGGAACATAATCTCATTACGAGACTCCTTCACGGCAATGGCTTTAATTGTAAAGCCAGAGAGCAAATCTTCGCATGGAGCACCTATGTACTCAAACTGATAGTTTGATTTAACCAGGTATATGCCCCTTAAGGATATGTAGAAAACGCCAATAGAGGTGTTTATATGGGGAGAGTCAGCTATGGCTCCCTTGTTAGCTCCAACAAGTTTTGGATTTGTAAATGGACCCTGTCCAATGGCATTCGGCCCTTCTCCAAATACGCCAAAAACGTCTTGAGATGTGGAGATCATCAAGGAGTCCATATTCTGCTCGATGATTGTAATTGGATCACTCGGATCTGGGGTTCTGATTTGGAAGGGTGCTACAATAGGAAACCCAAATGAGAACCCATCTGCTGAAGGTTTAGACACGAAGCAAATGTTCTTAGCGCCTACAGTTACAAGCTTGCCCTTGTACTCGATAATGTCGGTCACAGCACCGGTCGTGAGGTTTTCTGCCTCGCCGCTTGAGGTGTAGAGTGGAGCTTCGATATCAAGTTCATTTTGACCGCCGTCAATGAAGACAATTTTCTCAACATCTTTCTCTAGATCTATGGAAGTCAATTTGAAGAATATTTGACCAGCCGCTGCTGTCCTAAATATGTTCAAAGTTGGTCGACGAGCTCCAGTCAATTTTCGTCGCGTGGCATCGGTGATGTAAATTTCACCAACTACGATTGATTGATTCAGGCCTGTTTGAGGTTCAGAAGTAAAAACAGGAGACTCGTGCAAGTCGTTGGCTGCATCTACCGCTGAAAAGGTAAAGGCGTAAGTGAAGGAGCCAGTTAAAGTGTCTGACCCTTTTGCATGTCGAGTGGTGTGAATCAGAGTACGAACCGCAGGACCCTCAAAAAAGTTGTTCTCGAAGAGTTGATCACCATCAAAACAGAACAGAGAGCCTCCGCCTATTAAGGCTTTTCTACCAGTAGAGATAGTGGGGTAGGGGCGATTGTCGCGAAGAATGATGTCGAGCGTAGTGCCAACAAACAATTGATCGGATGAAATGCTTAGATCCGCAGCAGGAGAGCTTGAAGCGTCATAATTTGCACTAACATCTATGTTGCTACGAAGCTGATTTAAGCCAACTCTAAAACTACCAGCGGTCAAAGCAGTGATTCTTGAGACACCATCAAGCAAAGAAAATTGATTCTCTAGACCGGAGTAAAAATCCCCAACAAAATCAAGAGACTGCTGACCAATAAAATGAGATGCGACAATCGATGACGTCGAGGCGCTTGAGAGTGAAGACCTAGATGAATTTGCCAGATAGATATTGCCTGATAAACTTCTGGTCGGCCCGACTGTTTTCGACATTAAGAAGTAAGGCCTCGCGCCAAAACTAGATGATGCGTTTTCAGCAGGTGAAATCTTAAACATATCTGAAACTAGACTGCAGTTCGTAAAGTCAAGTTCAGTGATGTCTTGAGTGCTTCCTGGAGGAGAGGAAGTGTTTAGTTCAAACGTAGCGATACCATGCTTTGGCCTGATTGGGAGAGATGGCGTAGTTGTGCTAGATGTCGTTGTCGCTACGTCGACGTTAATTCGCCCTGTGTTCGCAGACCCCTGCACAATTTGATAATTACTAGCAGTGAAACCATTCCCTGGGTCAACAACAGTAAAATCTTGAATCGCTCCGCCGCTAACCTGAATATAGACGGTTGCATCTCTTTTGAATGCTGTACTTGCAGAATTTACAACCTGAGCTAGACCATCGGTATATCCGCTGCCAGCCGTGTGAACTTGAGAACTGCTTGGTCTTTCAATGAATCCAGAGATTGTCGCGCCATCGTGAGAGATAACATTTAGGGCAACATGGACATTTGAAGCGTCTTTAGATTCTACTGTCGCCGCTCTTAAGAAGCAGTGATTAGAGTTGAATAAAAACTCTACACCATTTGGCGCTGATACCTGTGGTCGCATGGAACTCGAAAGGTTCGCGTCGTACATCTCGACAAAGGTTTTTTGATTGTTCGCCGTGTGATCATAAACAGAGTAAGCAATAAACACAGGAAAGTCTTGAGTGTCCGCCAACACCCGTAGGGCAATATTTGCCTTTGTCCCTAAGAACTTAGTTTGATCGACATGCTGACTATCTGCTGTGTTATATACGCTGTTTGTCACGGACTCAGTGACGTTTACCGTAAAGCCGCTGCCTGCCTCCGTACACTTAAGAAGCTTTAGATTAGACGGCCTATTTACACTCGAAGAAATGTAAGAGGAGTAATACGCCAGGTAAATGATGTTCGATTGATTATGCGAGGCGACAGTGAAGTTAGCCGCTGACAGGCAGAGGTCTGTGACAATGTTTCCGCCCGACTGCAAAGTAAAAGTCGGACTTGCCGAGCCCAGGTTTACAAACCTTACGCTGATATTGGTGCTTGTGGCTGAGTCGTGAGAGAAGAAATAAAGCTTATCAGTTGCTGGCGAATACAGCATCTGAGTGTGTGGACCCATGTTTAAAAAAGTCTGATCTGTCGCAAAGTTGTTGGCGGGATCTTCTTTTCTCTCACTGCTGATAATTAGAGATGGTCCATGAATGACCGTCTCTTCATCAAATGATCTGATCAGGAAGTAAGACTCGTACCTGGAAGATTGCTTATCATCTGCCTCAAGAGGCACAGTCTGAGTCCAGAGATATACGTTGAAGACGCCTGCTGTACTAATGACCCTCTCATATGAAATAGGACCGCATTTAGCCTGACTACTCTCCTGGATAATATCTACATCAAGATGAGCAGGAATAGCCTCTCCGATGTCCTTGTACTTGCCATCAGACAACGATGAGTAAAGCCTTTGACCATCAAGCATCCCCAGGGTGCTTCCGGTTCTTACGATTGATTCTCCTGCTAGAGGATAGTTTGGATCAAAGGCAGTTGAGCTAGCTCCTGGTGTGTTTAAGATTTGAAACGCTCGACGTTTTTCAAGCTCGCCAATCTTGTTGATTTCTAAATTTGAACAATTTGATAAAGACCCAGGCTCTGAAAACTTATCAGATCGCTTTGTCTGAAGGCCCTGAACTAAGGGGATGGACACTGTGTTCTTCTGTAAAGCCATCAAAATACCCAAATTGAAACAACTGCATTGACGGTACAGTTAAGGAGCAGTGTGTTTTTAGGATTTTTGTTTATGTTCGTAGATCTCGTGATAAAGGATAAAGTGGTCTTATCAACGATTATATAACCCTTTACGACCCTGTTTAAGGGATGTGCAACCTCATTCACTTGCCCTGTCGTAAGCTGAACATCTGTGAGCAGTGCGCCGTCAATCAAGGGGCAATTGTCTACAAATTGCGCCAGTCGACGAGTGCTGTCTTGAAGGGCACCCTCTTCTGCAGAGACCCCAAACACTTCACTAGTATTCGCAGCCATGACGCCCCCTAGTATCTCAGAATAAAGTCATCCCTGAAGCGACCCTTGCGGACATCTCGAATCGCATGAGAGCCACTCGTATCACGAGGTGTTAACGCTCGGATGATGCGAGACGCAAGTTGTTGCTTCTCAAGTTCTAGAGCTTTTGTATCGGACTCTTCTTTAAGAAGCATTCGAATAGCAGTTGCCACGACCACATACTCTTCGTAGCCCGGTATGATAGTCTCAATCTCGGTTACAGTGGTGGAGAACTGCGTGGGTAGCGGAACATAAAAAAGCTTAATCGTGCCAGACTGAGAGTTGGCAGGTATCAGCTTAATCTTAGAGCCATCAATTTTATACTTAGGCTCTGCTAGTCTATCGATTACAGCGAACGGCGTATTGTATACATTTCTTTCGCTAAAGGAGAACGCTCTAAGCGTAGATGTAATTCCACCAGAATTATAATCCACGCCTAGAGCTTTATAGAAATCGTCTGGCAGATTTGCACCACCCGTCGCAAGAGGGGTTGTGTAGGTTTGCTCAGAGACAAAATAGTCTTCGTAGCTTTTGACCATAAAGTCGTGCAGCTCAGCGATGCTTGAATTCAAGTAATCCTGAATCTCTGCGTCTGTTACGAATGTACTATTCTCCATGTCGGCGCGGCGACGCGCACGAGTACGTAAGTCAGCTTCAGTGAACGTCGCCATGCCCCCTCCTTACTCAGCCTCGACAGCGTGCATGTCGCCAATAACTTCAAGCAACGCCGCACCGTCGCCACTCTTCATGGCCTCCGATGCTCTCTTGGCTAAGTCTTCCCTAGCTTTTTCGCGGTCATCATCCATGGAGCCTTCGGCATCTTTACCTTTGGCTTTCTCCAAGATCATGAGCGCAACGCCATTACCTTTGCCCTTCATCAGTTAGTCACACTGGTGTTCTTAAGGAACAAGGTAATAAAAAACTCATCTGCCACGTTTACGTTTGCATCCGCGTCGATGGTAATTTGATTGCTGTTTGCAAAGGCTACGCTATCAACGTGTGTGAACCCACTTGTGAGGGTTTTTGCAATGACACTGATACCAACCAGATCATTGTATTTGTCCTCAAGTGTAATCACCAAGTTGTTAGCCACAACAGCCATTGTGGAAACACCGAGGGGCTTGTCGGTCACATTGTGCCCCATAACCCCCGTGATGATTTTGACTTCACGCTGCAAAGCCTGAACGTCTTGAAACCTTCTGTTAGCCATAACTTACCTCCTTAGCTTACTTCGCCATCCAGGAGATAGAGGCAAAAGCTGAAATCGTCGCCGCTTGGAATATTAGCTGCGCCACCGGCTGTGTTTACGCATTGGAGTTTTACAGTTGGAGTTGCGTTAGCGACATCCTCTGCAATAACAACAATTTGAAACTCATCTGTGCCGCCACCTAAGTCGAAGTGCATGGTGCTAGCATGGAGCAGACCCGTATAAGACTTATCAAGAGTAATGGTGTACTCACCGTTGCCAGACTCTTTGACTGCACTCCAGCCAAGACCAAACTTTGTGGTGATTGCGCCCGCGCTACCAACGTCAAAACGTCCCGCGACAATCTTTACGTCGCGGTTAGAGCACTCTAGATCGAAAAATGATTGACTTGCCATTGTACTAATCTCCTTATGCTAGCTTAACGCGAGCGTTGTAGCCAGGTGCGGTGCAGCCAATGTTTCCGTAGAAACCAACTCGAACTTCGTAAGCGTCCGCAGATGCTTCGCGAAGCATACGGTTGCCATCAAGGTCAAGAATGTGTGGTGCATCGCCAAGACTGTTGAGAGTCCAGGTATCCATCTGAAGCATGTACGCAACGTCAGGGGTGCAGTTCTGGTCAGCGACAATCTGAATTGGTCCTTTTGGTCCAAGGATAGTCAGTGACTGAAAGCCGATGTCTGCGTCATCGCTGCTTACTTTGTCGTAAACGACCTTAGAGCCAAGCGCCTTCTCAAGGTTAGAGAAGTTTGCAAAGTTCATAAAACAGTGACTTGGAGAACCACCCTCACGCGCAAGACGACTTGCAGCAGAGATAAGTGCTTCTTCAATTGGCTGAGAAGAGCCGTCAAAACGAATTCCAGCAAGACGAGTAGCGTCTACGCTTCGGTCCTGGCTGAAAAAGCTATCGCCAGCAGTAGGTGCTGCTGATGGCAACCATCGCTCTAGACCAGAAATCTTCTTAGGTGATCCTGCGCCGTTTTGCGCGTCGCCGCGTTGAAAGATAAAGTCATTGGTTGTGCAAGCGCCAGCGTTATCTACGACGAAGCTTCCTGCGTCGCGATTTACAGACTGAACAACCATGGTTGTACCTGCGCGAATAGCGCCTGTGGCTGTAGCTGCACAGTTGAGCTCCATACCAACCTCAATGTTGGTAATTTGATCAACCTTCTGCATGGTCAAGGTGGTGCCCGCTACGGTAACGGTCCCTAGTTGACCAGATCCGTCGGCATACATAGAAACCGCAAGAGACCGAGTGAGCGACTGGATAGCGCCGTCAATCTCAAGAGTTGCATACTTCAAGAACGCATCCGCTGCGCCCTCAGTAGCCTTAATGGTTTCGCCGGTGATGCTAGCGAAAGAATAGTCTTTAACACGGGTAAGAACGAATCGTGCAAGCTCAGTTGCAGTGTTCAGACCTTGACCGGTTGCGAAGTCAGCAGAGCGTCGGTTTGCGATACCATACTGAACTGGGACAGGCATGTTCTCACCGCCGAACCGCTCATACTTAGGCATGAGGGCGAGCAGTGGGTTGTCCTTGTAAACCATGTTTTTGACGGTCAAGGGCTTATAGTGCTCCTTGAGCGCCTGGGTGACGTTGTCGAGATTTAATGAAGTTGGCATAACTCACTCCTTACAGGAGCAAGTTCATCTTACTCCTGGCGAAACAGACTAGACCCGTACTTTCCAACCAGCAGATCGATAGACTGCTGCTTGCTAAGCTTCTTGGGCTTATCCCCTGGCGCACGTTGCACCTGGGTATTTGTTAAAGTTTTGGGTGGCGTTTTCTCAGAAGCCTCAGCTTCCTCGTCTGCTTGCCCAGCCACGGGCTCTGTTTTCGCTGGAGCAAATAAGCTCTCAAGTTTAGACTTCACCTTGTTAGACTTCAGATACTTTTGTGCTTCAGTACTGAACTGCTCTTCAAGGTGATTTTCAACCATCAAAGCTGCTTCATCATAAGGCATCACTTCTTGAGTGTCCTGATAATGAGCAGTTTGCACTTCGGCGATTAGCTCGTAAGCCTCTTGTCCGACAGCGTTGATGATCTCATATCTTCCCTCATCACTGTTATTGTCCACGAAAGTTTTGATCTCGTCAATCCATTCAATTCGAGCCTTTTCCTGTTTGGACTGTTGAGCTTGAGCCGACTTCTCTTCTTCGGCTTTTTTGATGGACGCAAGTTCAGCCTTAAGCGACTGAATCTCATTAAGCATCTCTTGCTGAGGGTCTTTCTCTCCATCCTGCAAAACCTGCTTACTCAAGGCCTCGTAGTCGAGACCAAGCTTCTGCATAACCTCGTAGGGATTCTCCCGTGCAAGTTTCTGTAGGTCATCGTAGGTAGAAACCGTGCCCTTACGCGCATCAAGCTCTTGTTGAACACGCTTCATTTCGTCACGCTCTTGGCGCAACTTCTTTTGCTCGCGAGCTAGTTGAGCAAATCTTCGAGAGAACGGGTCGGGCGCTGGTTCGGCGGGAGTTCCTGCATCGCTGCTCTCCACTCCATCGTTATTATCATCCGCTCCAGCTGTTTCATGTGAAACGTCGTCTCCACTAGAGGCTCCTCCATCAGCTCCTCCAGGAGTGTCTCCCATATCAGGAACTGGTTGAACCTCTGCTTCTGCAACTACACCCTCTTCAGTCATGTTCTCTCCTTAAACTGGCACACCTTCTTGCGCGGCACCAGTTACTTGTGGGGCTGGCAATTCTGCTTCTGCCAGCGCGTCAATAGCTTCCTTCGGCGGAGTCGCCGTAGGCGTTAGTTCTTCAGGGGACGGTCCACCGGCCATTGGGGGTGCTCCTCCCGGCATTACGGGCAAGGGAGGGGCCGGTGGCTGAAGAAGCGCCATGCACTCTTGCATGTACAAACGCATGAGCTCTAGGCGATCTTCGGGAACATTATCCGTCCGTGCTCGCGTGTACGCGGCCTGAAAGTATTTAAGATGTAGTTCGAGGTTAGAGAAAGGCTCTGGTGGATAATAAATACCGTTTTCTAATATCTGCTCTACCAGCATCTCAGCTTCATCAATTTGCGCTGTAGCCAATCTGTTGAACTGCTCAATGTCAGGGAAATCTAGAAGACTGCGAGTCTCCGCCTTATCAATCAAGCCTGCCTGCGCCATCTCAATGACAGTCTGCAGACGTGCAGCTGGAGTGGTCGGGAGAAGACTCGCTGGGTATACCTTCATTCGGTACTGGTCTTCGCGCAGGTCAATATCAGACCACTGAATTTTCTCAATATCTTTGTCGCCGTAAGAGATTACCTCGTAAGTTTTGCCTTCTTCGGAAACGTCCTTCGCTAGGTCTATCATCTGACGGGCGACTTCAAGAAACGCTGCTTCGTACGCCTGACCAACAATCACAAAACGCTCAGTCTCGATGTCGCTGTACTCACGCAGAGCAACGCCAGACTCCAGACCCGCAGGCTTGAGGCTTGTCGCAGACAACTGACTGATGCCAGAAATCTCGTACGCTCGGTTGTACAGTCGGTCGAGGTGACTAAACACTTCGCCCGCCACAGTCTGAGGAACAAAGAAACGCGGTGGCTGACCTTCGTACTCTACGATGCCCCAGGTTTGGTTGTTGATCTGCTCCTTAGCTACCTGCGAACCGCGCTCCAAGAATACCTTCGGTGTCGCCAGGTTCATCTGCTCTTGAATGTTAAGAAGAAGCTGATTGATTTCTGCCTGAATACCGCGCAGTTGCTCAGCCAAACCTTGTCCGTAGTACCCCAGCATGCGACGGGTCCATCGAATTGTTACGAATGGAAAGTAACTCTTCTCGTATTTCTCGTCGAAGAGCGTCGCATTGTCGATGCAAATAACGTGTCGCCCATCATCAACACCTTCGGCTGATGGAATGTGCCACGCCTCAATAACCTCAATCATATCGCCGGTGTTATATGTTCGATCTTCTGGATCACACGGTGCTGCCGCTGCAATCTCTTCTTGATGATTTGGGAACAGCCCCATTACAACTTCACGCGGCATGACCTTGCGCTGAAACATTTGACGCGGCTCGCCATATCGGGCCTCGTACTCGTCGACGATAAGTTCGCTAGGAAATACGCGCTCTACCTTCACCTCGTTGTCCTCAACGAAAACCTTGAGAACACCAGTGCCAAAGACGCAGCTATCAAGAAAGACCCGCTGCATCACATTGTAGAGGTCAGTCTGGTAAAACATACCGTCAACAAACTTAGTCAGTAGCTTAGCCTTACGCTTGAGGCTAAAGTCTCCACCGCTTGTGAGGAAGATCGGGCGCGGTCTCGTTTTGGCAATCTTAGCCGTGACTGTATTGCAGCACGATGCGATAACGTTGAACGTAACGCGGTCATCGTCGAAAAGCGTACCTGTCTTATATCCTACAGGGTTTAGCGCGTTATTGTAGTAGTTCTCAAAAAGAGACAGATGCAATACATCATGGTCTGACCTAGTCTCGATTCTTTCTTTGAGACTCTCAAGTAAAGAATAGATGAGCTCCTGAGGCTTTTCCTCTCCTGAGTCCCACCAAAACTTTTGATCCATGTACGCGCTCTTGCCAATCATTGCAGCCTCTCAATCGATGTGCCCGCAGCCCACCATCTATCTGATTCGTTACGGTCGAGATTTTTTGCTGACTCAGCCCAATGCTTGTCCTCAATCATCTCCCAGTACTCTGGAGTACCATACTTCGGAGGCTCTATTGGGGCCTCGTATCTATAGTGCCTGCACTCTCGCCAAGCGTAAAGCGCAGCGTCGGCGAGGTGGTTCTCGAAGCGTGCGTCTTCTTTGCGATGGTCTTCATCCCATTGAAGATTCTGCCACTCGTCTAAAATGTCAGACCCTTGTACTACCTTAAGGATGCCATCAGCCAAGTCTGAGTTCATCATATCGATGTAGCTCATCTTCTTGGTTTTTTCCGCCGGGTAAATAGGGAGCCCGTAGCGAACCTTAAACTCCTCAACAATAGATTTACCCAGTCCACCGGTGTCGGCGACGATTCTGGTAAAGTCGTACTCGTCGGCAAGATCACCAATTCGCTCTGCAATGTCGGTGGGCAGCATCTTGGACTGTTTGTGGCAGTCGACGATGAAGACATGCGGTAGGTCTCGACTATAAGCCATGACGACGAAGGCGGTCGCGTCGTGATATCCAAGGTCGACTCCAAGGACATATTCGAAATCAAAGTCGTCGGGGAGGCCATCGACAATGTTGTGGCTGTGATATCGGTACACAAGTGAATCGTCTGACCTAACCCACCTTCCACACCACTCTCGCAGGTATACTGGATGGTCATCGGCCCATCCTTTGGAGTGCTTCTTCTTGTCGAGATACTCTCCAGCGTGTGGGATGTACTTGTTTTCAAGAATGGTCCAGTGATGCTGGCTGAATCCGGGTCGAAGCCCCGTCGATGCTTCATAGAAAAATCCTGAACAACTCGCCGTAGGCGTACCAATCATCGCCAAGGTGCCATCGCAGTCAATTAGCGCCGGTTCGAGTACTTCTTCGACCAGTGCATCGATGTGCCGACCAAAAGACCCGGCCTCATCAAGAATTACGAGCTGATATTTCAAGCCACGAAGTTTATCGATATCTGCCTCGTCATTAGCACCGGTAAGGATGATTTGACTGTGATTTGGGAAGGTTGCGGTCAATTCTGAGTTGTTGAAGTGGATATTTAGGTAATATTTGCGGTTTGCGCGCTGTAATTCGGCCCACATAAGCTTTTTTGCGCTGCTACGGGTCAATGCGATGTATGCGCAGGTCGATTCCGCATATTTCATGCATGTTTCGATGAGATAATAGCAAGATGCATAAGTCTTACCCGCTCGACGACTGCAAAGGGCTGTTTTTAGGCGTGATTCGTCGCCTATATACTCCATTTGCTGCGGTAAGAGGTGCTTATGCCAAGCAAATGAGCGATTTTCGGCATCCGGGTTCTCGTCACGCAGTTCAGAGAGGTCACCATGCCGTTTTAGGTACTCTTTTAGTACCTGACGCGCATCATACTGCTTGTTTTGCTGGCTCATCGGCTAATTTACCCCAATACCCAGTTAAATATCCCCATGCTGCTGCTGCCACTGATGGAACTTGCCCGTTTCCAATGCATTTAAGTCTGTCCATCCGATTGGCCACCCCATCAACCACTCGTGGTTCTCGGGGGTCGGTTTCCCAAAAACCATTACGGCATTTCTGCTGCCCTTCCACTTTTGCATACTTTTGGCCGCCCAATTCGCTTTTGTTGTCGGAGTCGGCAACCATCCACCATCTGTCCCTAATATGCGGAGCACCCAAGAAGGACGCTGATAGTTTGATTCTCGCGGTAGAGTAACCGGCGGCGGCAAGGTCTGCTTGAGCTTCGATGATTGCATCTTCGCTCGGGTTTTCGGAAAAAGCGTATCTTGGGCGTACTTCTGAAATAATTCTAAGCATTTCTGGCCACAATCCTCGCGCTGTATATCGGCCTCGAGCGGCGTTACTGTAGGCTTGGCACGGAAAGCCGCCCGAAACGACGTCAACAATGCCTCGCCATGGTCTGCCGTCAAACGTGCGCACATCATCCCAGACCGGGAAAGGGTCAAGGGTTCCGTCGTTTTGCCGGGAAACCAAGACGCTGGCGGCGTAGGGGTCGCGCTCGACAGCGCACACGGTGCGCCATCCGAGGAGTTTTCCCCCAAGGACTCCTCCACCAGCGCCCGCGAAAAGAGCCAGCTCACGCATGAAGCTCATCGGCTACCGCCTTGATTTTTGGTTTTCGACCCCGTTTTGGGGTCTCTTTTGGTGCCATATCCTTAGCATCAAGCGGACCCATCCACGAAATGTTGCTAATAGGCACAAAACGAGGGTCAGAATCGCCTAGTTTGACCGAAACCCAGTTGCCAATGAGCTCAATCTTAAACTGCGGGTTCGTTGTGACGTCTATGAAATTCTGGTTGAACACCGGACGTGCGTTATCTGTGATCATGATGCATTTAAGAGGGACTGACTGCATTGAGTTCTCCATTGTAGAGTTTGTTGACCTGCTCTAGTCCACCTTCATGGCAGAGATGCGGGACAAGGCTAATGTTGTGCCGCCGGAGGTCTTTACGGAGAACAAAATCATGACTAGCCAGCGTTGGCTCACCGCGCTTGTAATTAAACGCATCAAGCATTGCTGTCATTACGCCAAAGGTTCTGTATTCACGCTTCACATAACCCCAGTGACATATAAAAAATCTATCGGTACGGTCTGCACATAGCCAGCCACAGAACTCATCGTCCATGTCTGGCAGGTCTATGACCGCGACGACTGTATGGGCTTCGCTCAAAAGCCTACCCACAACCTGGCGATGGAGCTTATTCATCACCGCTTTCGGTATCGATTTGTTCTGGCCATGGTACGACTTGAGCCAGTTCGAGTAAATCATCGGCGCATCGGACGCATCAGCCACGCGGATGCGGATGGGTAAGCGTCTTTCTTGCGCGAGGGCCATTATGCGCCCACCACCAAAAATTCTACTTCCGCCGCTGTTGCTGCTGCAACATTGTTAATTCCAAGAGCAGAGTCTGGCTCATTCAATCCTGTTGGTGCGATTAAATCAGGCACAACCAATTGCTCACCGGGGTCTAGAATGACATCGCACTTACGCAACAGTTGAATGGTTATCGCCCCTGTTTCACTAGTAAATCCAGACTGAGTTCCTGTGGATGACAAGTCTAAACCGTTGTTCGCGATAGTGTGTATGGTAAAAAGACCATAGGATGCGTTGCCCTGTGTGACCACTGCATGGGTCGCGGTGTTGTCGGTTGCAGCGGCGGATAGCGGTGTTCCGGTCACCTGAAACTGAAAGCCACGCAAAGTAGTTCCGCTGCTATAACTGATAGCTGCAACTTGCGTCGGACTACCAGAAAGAGTGGCGCTGACATCAGCGCGGTCTGGCTGAAAGAACGATATCTTCGCTGCACCGGATGAACCAACATTGGTGACGATGGCTGAGTTGAGAGAAGACATCGCTGATCCATACTCTGCAACTTTGTAAGCCTGAACAGCTGAACCAGTGCCAACGGTGAGCCGTTGAAAAATATATTCTGTACCTGTGCCCACATCAGCGGCTGCACGGGTCACTGCTTGAGGGGTCGAGTAGTCAGAGTTTTGGCTCACCAAACCTGTAATGGTGTTTTTGTAATAATAGGTCGTCATTTCTTTTGCCCCTTGGTCTCCAGCTGTTTGAATGCTTCACCGGCTAGGCGCTGGAGGTCCTCGTCGCTCATGCTACTTAGTTGATCGTTTTGCCGCAAGCCCCTTTCGAGGTCTCCAAGCTGACAAAGGCTCCGCGTTACCACACCAAGCAGCTTCACCTCTTCCGCGCTCAGGGTCTCGTGATAATTCCGCACACTGGCATCGGCAAGCTTACGGCTCTCACTCTCCAGCACCGAATAAATGTTCTGCTGGATATCTGCGAGTCGCGGCAGGTATCGGGCCTCGACCGGAACGGCGTTCATCTTGATGGAGCTCGCCTCTGTCTCCAGGGCTGCATCAACATCCTCAGCCAAGTTGGCCTTGTCTTGCTTGCTCAGTGCTCCGAATGCATTGGTCTCGTATCGGGCTACCAGCTTCTTCATGTCTACGAGTTTGTCTGCCATCAGCAAAGGATAACCGAAAAATATGATTATTTGCCAGGGGCGCACGAAAAATGTGCGCGGTCTATGTGTTGACGCAGTGCGTTATGTGAAAAGGTGAATAGTGCGTGTGAGGGTATTGTATATGTATATGTGTTTGCTTGCGCGGGGGTACCCCCCTGCGACGCGACGACGTGCATCGTCGTTCCGTTCCGTCGCAAAATGAGACGTTTCAGGGCAAAAAAAAGGGCCCGTGTGGGCCCGTTTCACCTCAGTAGTGTGGTTCTCTCCAAAGCTCCGGCTCAAGCTCGAAGGTGTCGCATTTCGTCTCTTTTGAGATATCGTCGCATGCGGCATCTATATCTAAATTACACAGCCTAACGTGGATATCTCTAACTCGCTCGATTGCGTATTGGATGCGTCCATCCCTCACCTCTTGAATCTTTTCGCTCCTATGGCGTGGTAACCTTGCTAGGTTTACAAGGTGCGATTCCCAATACTTCCGTAGCTCTACTAACTCTCGAACACTTGCTTCCATGTCTCATCTCCTTGTTCTGGTTAGTGCCCTTGGCACCTCTCTATCTTAACATCAGTCCCTAGTTGGTGTCTAGTCCATCACATACATTATTTCATGTTAAATGCACTTTTTTTATCGGGTACGTACGCGGCGAAATTATGTTACTTTTGTGCTAATATGTATTGACATCATCAGACGCGTCAGATTGCCCTGTATGGCGATTCAATGACAATTGATGCCTTAGTATTCAGAAGCCGAGAAAATGGCACCAGCGCAAAATCGACATTTAATGTATGTCGACCTGCACATATTGTTGTCAAGTGATTTTGCGAGAAAAGGTGAAGCGGTAGCTAGTGGGGTTGTATATCCCTACCGCTCCAACCCCGGTGTATACATGGCAATAGTGACCAGACAGTCACCCATTGTCAAGCTAACAAGCTAGGATAAAGCCCTAGAGACTTTTATATAAACCGACTTTTACAGAAAGTTTTCACAAGCTAGAATAAGCTTGCTAGGTGTTTCACGTGAAACATCAGACACTTACGACGTTTCACGCTATGACGGGAAAAGACAAAAGGCCTCTTTCGAGGCCTCTATCTTACTTGTATCGCGGTCCCTTTACCCACATACCCGTCGCATTAAGCAGAACCACGTCAGCCCCTGCTAGTGCTCTACCGTCAAGAGTGAAG